TAAAGAAAACAGAGATTTTTCAGAGCAGGAAGATAAAGACTTTACTGAAATGGAAAAAGAACATTCTGGTCTTACTAATCGCATAAGACGAGAAGAAAGAATGCTTGAAATTCAAGGTGTCGTTGAAGAAGACGACAAGGAGAAAGAAAAAGAGCAGGAAAACCGTGGTAAAGCTGAACCTGCTGGACAAAATCCAGAACAGGCTAAACCAAAAAATAAAATTTGGAGTTCTTTCGGTGAACAGCTTCAGGCAGTAATGAGAGCATCACTTCCAGAAAACAGGAGCATCGATAAAAGACTTATCGAAGTTCGTGGAGCAACAGGACTCAATGAAACTAACCCTGCTGACGGTGGCTTTTTAGTAGATACGGACTTTTCAAACGAACTACTTAAGAGAGCATACGACATGGGGCAATTAGCTTCTCGAGTACGCAGGATTCCTATTTCCAGTAATTCAAATGGTCTTGTAATCAACGCTGTTGATGAAACAAGTCGTGCGACTGGAAGCAGAATCGGTGGTATTCGTGCTTATTGGGTAGCCGAAGCAGGTACCGTAAGCCCAGCAAGACCAAAATTCCGTCAGATAAAAATGAGTGTTCATAAATTGATGGGACTTTGTTATGCAACAGACGAACTTCTTAGTGATGCACCAGCTTTACAGAATATTGTTGAACAGGGCTTCGCTGAAGAATTCTCTTTTATGATTGACGATGCAATTTTTAGAGGTGATGGCGCAGGAAAACCTCTTGGATTGTTAGGTCATCCTGCAACGGTTGTCGTTGCGAAAGAAAGTTCGCAGTCAGCAGCAGGAATCATCAAAGAAAACATAATCAAAATGAGAGCAAGGCTTTGGGCTAAGAGTCGAGCGAACTCAGTCTGGTTTATTAACCAAGATTGCGAACCTCAGTTGAATTTGTTGACACTTGGTGACTTAGGTATTTACTTCCCAGCTGGTAGTTTTGCTAATCAGCCGACAGACATGTTATTTGGACGACCGGTTATTCCAATCGAACATGCTGAAACAATGGGAACTAAGGGCGATATAAGTCTTTTTGACTTATCTCAATACCTAATGATTGATAAAGGTACAGTTGAAGGAAGTTCTTCTGTACATGTAAGATTCTTGTATGATGAGCAGGTATTTAGGTTCATTTACAGGGTAGACGGTCAATCTGGATGGAACACAGCATTAACTCCTTATAAAGGAACTGATACTGTATCACCATTCGTACAACTTGCAGTTCGTCCTTAATAGGATGAATGGCGAAGTGGGTTAAGAAGTTTTTAGCCCACTTAATTTAATAAATTTGGAGGAAAAATGTTATTAGAATCACTTATACAATCAATAAAATTCGTGAAAGGCCTTGCTCCTGCAGCAGACCGATGGAATACAAACCCATCAACTGATGTGGTATCAATGGCTAATTACAATAACGTCTGTTTCTTAGTTCATCAAGCAGGTGGCACAACAGGAACGGCGACTTTTACAGTAAATTGCAGCGCAAGTAATGCAGGAGGCTCACCAACAGCTATTCCGTTTCGGTATGCTAAAGGTCCAACTGGCGCAGGAGCAAGTTCTGACATTATGGGAGCTTTAACAGAAGCAACCGCAGCAGGATTTACCAGCACAGCAGCTGAAGATGCTTTATACCTAATCGAAGTATCTGCATCTGAGCTAACCGCTGATAAACCGTATGTCTTTTTGACATGCACAGAGGCAGCAAACGACCCTGTGAACGGTGCAGTTGAAATTATACTTTATAATCCACGATATGCAGGTGCAGTACTGCCAACATCTATCGCTTAATTATAAATTATTATAACCTAAAGGTGGGGCTGGAAATTAATTCGGCCTCACCTTTTGTTTTTATATATGCCATTCACATTAAAACGAAAAACTGACGCATCGAGTGAACCAGTAACCTTAACTGAGGCAAAACTATTTGCAAAAATTGATTTAGCCGATGATGACAACCTTGTTAACGGTCTTATTAAGGCTGCCCGATTAGTAGTAGAAGATATTTGCCGAAGAAGTTTAATAAATACTACTTGGCAATATTATTTAGATGTCTATCCTGCTTGTGATTCAATAATTCTTCCGATGGGTTTAGTTTCCTCAGTCACTCACGTTAAATATTATGATGAAAACGGAAGTTTGCAGACTCAAAGCGCAAGTACTTACAACACAGATTATATTTCTGAGCCGAGTCGAATAGTTTTAAAGCAAAGTGAGTCATGGCCTACAACAGAAATTGATAGAATTAATACAGTAGAAATAGAATTCGTTGCAGGGTATGGAACAAGCGCAGGTGCAGTTCCAGAAGCAATAAAACTTGCGATAAAACAAATCATATCACATTGGTATAACATAAGAGAAAGCCATTCGCAGTTTGATATGAAAACTGTACCGATGTCAGCCGAATATATTTTAATGCCGTATAGAGTATTGAGATTTTTTTAATGTTAGCAGCAGGAAAACTTGATAGGCGTATTGCGATTCAACAATTCGTAAGCACAGACGATAGTTTCGGTCAACCAAACGAAACTTGGACTGACCTAGATACTGTATGGGCTAATGTAAAGTTCATGACAGGCAGCGAACGAATTAATTCAGCAGCGTTGCACTCTGTAAGGCTTGCAATTTTTACTATTCGTTATCGTACTGACGTAACTGAAGTAATGAGAATATCCTTTCAAGGTTTATACTGGAAAATTATCGGCATATCTGAATTAAATATCGAACGAAGTAAAGCATTGGAAATCACAGCGGAGGCTGTTAAGTGATGGACTCTGGAATAACTGATATATTTAAAACGCTCGATGCGCTACCTGTTGAAGTTGAAAAGAAACTTTTCAGGAAAGGATTAAAAGAAATTGGAGATGCGCTCGTAGCCGAGACTAAACCTATGGTGCCTGTAGGTACTGGCGCATTGAGAGACTCCATCGGCAAAAAAATCTCTTTAGATAAAAAGAAATACGGAGGCATTACTTTAAGTGTCGGAACAGGACTTTTCTATGGACGTTTTATAGAGATGGGCTTTATGCGACCGAACGGCGAACATGTTCCTGCAAGACCTTTCTTAACACCAGTTTATGAGTCTACTTTCGGTAAAGTAATGTCTCAAATGAGTGCATTTTTAGCAGACGAAGTTCCTAAAGAGTTAGCAAAAAGTGTCAAAAAAACGAGTAGAGGTTAAGTAATATGGCATTTTTAGATGAGGCAATAGTAGCGTTATTAAAGGCAAATGCCACAATTAACACGTCCGTAGGTGGTCGAATTTACCCGATAAAAGCTCCGGACAATGCTATCATGCCAATGATTACTTATCAGCGAGTGTCAAATATTCGTGAATCAATGCTTACAATGGAGCAGCCAAAATTAACAGAAACGCTATTTCAATTAGATATTTGGGTCAGTCAGTACATAGGGCAAAGTTCGGGTATTTCCACTTTGCGAACAATAAGCAAGAATGTTCGTGAGCTTCTTGATGCTTATAGAGGTACTACTTCAGGAGTAGACATACAGGCAATAATGAGCGAGAATGAATTTGACTATCCGTGGGATGAAGTCGCAAAAATTTATGGTGTAACTCAACGATATAGAATATTTCATAGGGAGTAATTTATTATGGCAATAAGTACAGCAACAAGCGGATTCGGAACTTTACTAAAAGCAGGTGACGGAGCAGTCGGTGATGGCGTTAAGGCTTTCGTTGAATGGGGAACAGGTGATGCAAAAATTCGTATTCGTTGGAAAGTAGCAGGAACAGTTGGTAATGGTAAAAATATTACCGTTGTCGTTTCTGGTGCATCGTATGTCTACACAACTTTAGACAGTACAGCAATTTCAATAACCGTTCCAACTACTGCAACAGTAGCACAGGTTATTGCAAATCTTTATCAGCAAGCAAATTTTGCTCTTTACTGGGAAGCAGATTTTGGCGCAAGCCCGGGAGATGGTTCAGATACAATCACTGCTCGGACAGTTACTCCGACAGCGAGTGGTGCAGAAGGAACAGAAGTTTTTACAACTATTGCGGAGATAAAATCTCTATCGGGTCCGAACTTCCAGACTGCATTTGCAGAAGTTACTCACATGGAAAGTCCGGACGCAGTTCGTGAGTTCATTCCAACATTAATTGACGCAGGTGAGATAAGCTTTACAGCAAATTTCCTACCTGACAACGCTACACACGATTCAATCAGAACAGATTTGCTTGCTCGTACTAAGCGCAATTTTAAAATGTTTATGACTGATGCTGGTGGAGCGACTGTTTGGTCGTTCAGCGGTTACTACAGTCAGTTGCAATTAAATACTTCAATAGATGCTGCAAGCGAAGTAACTATTGGCGTTAAAATTACTTCAACTATTGTTGAATCTTAATATTTTAAATTAATTTCTTTATGAATGAGTTAGTAGAAAAAGCTGTACCTATTGTTGAGATAATTTTAGGCGGTAAAAAGAGAAGTTTAGTTTGTAGCATGTGGGTTCTTTGGAAGTTCCAGAAAGAAACCAACAGAAATCCTTTCGAATTAAAAGTGTCAGAATTAAGCCCAGAAGATATGCTGCTTATTCTGACTTTTGCTATTCAACAGGAAGAACCAGAAGTTACAATGGAACAAGTGGCGAAGATGTTTTCTACTGTACATTTTCCCGAACTGGCACAACTTTTCAATAAGCTTTTCAACATAGCAAAACCTACTATAGATAAAGATTCCGAATCTGATAGTGGTGAAGCTCCTGCAGACGCAAAAAAAAAGTAAAGATAGATTGGTTGTCTTGGTGGTCTGAGGCGGTTTACTGTTTAAAGATAACATCTGAGCAATTCTGGCGACTTACTCCTGCACAATTCTTTGCATTGGAAAAACAATACTTGCGTGACGTTAGAATGTGTGACTATCGCAGCGCAGTAACTGCATGTATATTAGCTAATATATATCGAGAGAAAGGTGCTAAGGTGCGAGAACCTAAAGACTTCTTCCCGTCCCTTAATACTAAGAAAAAAGCAATGTCGATGGAACAAATGAAGCGTCATATGTCTATGTTGAGCAAAAAAGTAAAGGCAAAACCAAATGGCTAAGGGCATGAAGATAGGCGAAATGTTTTTCGATGTAAGGGCAGGTATTCAGTCCCTTCAGAAAGACTTAAAAGCTGGTAAGAGCATAATAAAAGAGTTTGACAACAGCGTCAAAAAGACATTCAGCAATCTAAAGGATACAATCTTTGCTGGCCTGACAGTAGTAGCAATAAATAAATTTTCTAATGCTTTATCAAACCTTGCAGAACGTGGAGATGCCCTTTCTGATATTGAGGATAGTTTTAAATCTCTTGGCGGTTCAACTGCTTCCATAGAAAAGGCTAAAGAATCAGTACTTGGTTTAGTCAGCTCCGTAGATTTAATGAAAATATCGAACGAAGGATTACTAAAAGGTATTCCGCAGTTCACTCAAAACTTTGACAAGCTTGCTCAGTTTGCTCATAGGTTTGCTGATGCGACAGGGCAGGATGTTGTTCCGGTTTTACAAAGACTGACAGATGCTTTAGGCAAAGGAACTACTAAAGGATTCGTAGAATTTGGTTTTGCATTAGATAAATCAAATACAAAGGCACAGAATGTAGCAGCGGTATTTGAACAGTTACAGCAAAAAATAGACTCCCTACCAGCACCAATATTAGGCGCAGCCGATGCACAAAATGCATTGAACATAGCTTGGGAAGAAGCACTTGATAAAATTGGTCAAGGCATAGATGGCAGCGAAAGACTGACAACTGCACTTAATGATATGAATTCAGAGCTCTCCGATTCTGACTTAAAAGAGTTTGGACAGAACTTAGGAGATTTAAAAGCAATCTTTATTGATATTGCAAATTCTGTTCTGCCTTTAGTTATTAAGGGAATAGCCGGAGTAAACTCTGGACTTGAAAGAATGGGATTATTTATTAATGAACTCAAAGCTGGAAACTTACTCATAACGGCAGAAGAACTTGATAAAAAAATGTCCAACAGGGCTGAAGAAAGACAGTCTTGGGGTGCTCAGGATAGCGGAAATAAATTTGCGAGTCAGGTAAATAGTGCATATAACAACTTACAAAAAGGTATTAAGCCGACCACACAAGAAGTAAATAAACTTATAAATTTAGCAAAGGAAGTTGGTCAGACAATTCAAGAAGCTGGTGGTTTTGCTAAAGTTCCTATTAAAGAAGCATTAACTTTAACGATGCAGCAGTTAGGAGCGTTAGAGAAGAACGCAGTTAAAGCAAAAACATCTTATGATATTCAGACTGGTGGAGAAGATGAATTAAAAAAACAAACAGAAGAAAGAATTAAGTTACTTGAAAAATTACATTCTGACATAGAAGATTTTGAGCAAAAAAGAATTCAAAGACAAATGGATTCTGCTGGTGATAATGGAGACTTGCTTGAGTTCGGTGTTAATCTCGCTGCTTATAAAAAGAATATAGAGGAAGGAATACTCGAAGCGCATAAGGAAGTATTAAAAGTAGGTGGTCCTGCTGCTGATATAGCGAGAAAATTAGCCAAAGATACAGCAGAGTTTGAAGCCGATATTAAAGTAGAAAAGTTAGAAGAAGCTAATAGAAAAATACGATTAGATTTAGAAAAACAATTAACAGAAGCATATGCGAGTGCCTTTGATAGTATCAGTTCAGGACTCGGACAATTATTTGACCAGTTAGGTTCGGAAGGATTCGGAGAATTAGCAAGCAATCTTGGAAATTTATTAAGTAAAGAAACAAAGCAGGGATTATTAAGTGGCATTGCTGAAGTTCTGCAAGTTAGTCCTGAAATGCTTCAAGGTATTGGAAATGCAATACTGAATAGTGCCAATGATTGGTTAAACGCTGAAGAACTTGATAAGGCAAATCGAGATAATAGAGGTACAGGACAAGCAGCAGGAGGTACGGTAGGTACTGCGATTGGTGCTTACTTTAATAATCCAGAACTAGGTCAGCAAATTGGAGCAGCAGTAGGGAGTGAAATTGGAAAACTTTTCGGTCGTGGTTCTCAAGACCCTGATGAAATGGCAAGAAGTTCTTTTGCTAGATTTATAGAAGATGAAATATTCAAACTCAAAACAGTTGCTTTTTATGGACAAGATGGACAGCTACAGACTCAAAAAGCAGAAGATTTTAATTTCTTACAAGGCGGTAGAGATAGATTTAACGACGGTTCTTGGGCTGAAGATTTCAAGAAAAACGGAGCAGAAGCACAGCAAGTATTTACTGGATTAGGTGAAGCGTTAAAGCAGACTTTAGGAATTACTGAAGATGTCGGCGGTCAATTAGCTTATCTACTTGGCGAGCAGTTACTTGGAAATATTGATAATGCAAGATTATTAGTTCAGCAATTAGGTTTAGATATTGGCACACTTGAGGATGCATTAGTTCAGGCAGCTAAAAAAGGTGACATATCATGGCAGGAATTTTCTATCGATATGGCAGGACTTAGTGAAGCATTTAAACCCGGACTTTATGCCGTTGGTGATTTAACTGGCGCATGGGATTCGTTTGTTAATTCAGCAGGTCGAGGACAAGCAGCATTAAAAGCAGCTAAAGATATTGGTGTTGAAGCAGTAGAAAAAGGAGCGCAAACTTTTGACCAAGCAAGACAATTATTAATCCAAGCAGGTAAAAATCCAGAAGAAGTAAACGCATACTTTGACGCACTACTTGCAAGAGGTATAGCTACTTTTGAGCAATTAGCAGCAGCAGAGGATAAAACACTCGGCGCAGCGATTGGTGATGCTGGAAATAATAGTGAAATGTTAAGCGAGACTTGGAAGAAAGCGACAGAAGAACTTGAAAATTATGCTACTGCATTAAATGAACTTCCAGACGTAAAAGTAATTAACCTACAATGGAAAAGTGAGATAGATGGCAATACTCAAGATATTATTGATTCAGGGGTAGCAGGAGAAGTTGGTTTAAATATTCCAAGCACTACAGCGTCAGATAATTTAGAAGCAGGTATGTCAGCTTCAGCTTCAAGAAGCACAAGAAGCATGAAAACTTCAAGACGTGGCGGTGGTGGAGGAAACTTTAATGTTTACGTTGATGCTGCTGGTGCTAATATGAGCGAGGAATCAATAAGACGAGTTGTTAAACAGATGGAGCCTGAAATTATTAACCGTACTATGAGAATATCCAGAGATAAAATTCGCAGAGGCGGTTCGTTTAGCAGGGAATAATTATGACAATATCAAGTCCAGTTACATTACCAACTACGGTTAGTTTTAAAAGCCTGACTTTTTTCGCCAAAGGAGTGAGAGGTAGAAACAGAAATACTTTCAGTTTAAAGGAGCAGATTTATGAGTATGAGGGTAGTATGTGGGGTTTATCCGTACAATATCCACCGCTAGAAGTAGCAGACGCAAAAGAAATAATGGCTTTTCTGTTAGCTTGTAACTTCGGTTCAAGAACTTTTTTAGCTGGCGACCCGAACGCAGCAACTCCGAAAGGCGTAGCGAGTGGAACTCCTTTAGTTATGGGAGCTTCACAAACTGGATATAGCTTAATCACAGACGGCTGGACAATAAGCACTACAAACATTTTAAAGGCTGGTGATTATTTTCGTGTAGGTAATAATCTATTTATGAACTTGACTGATGTTAATTCAAACGGTTCAGGACAGGCTACGCTTGATATTTATCCTAACATTGGTACTACGATAAGGCCGTCACCTGCTGATAATGCCTCTATAATTACAGCGAGTCCGAAAGGTTTATTTAGACTTGATACTGATACGATTTCTTGGACAACGAATGAGGAAAAACTTTACGATATTTCATTTACGGCAACAGAAGCAGTATGAGCAGAACTTTATCAGGCGCATTTCTTT